ACAAGCAATCAATTCCTATAACGGTGATGAAAAGAACAAAGAGAAGCTGATCAAGATGGTTAACCTTACTGATGGTGGTTATGTGTCTAAGGACAAATACACTAACCTTGAAACTGACCTTTCCGGTAAGACTACAGAATTGACAAAGGCTAATAACCTGATTGAAGAACTGAAAAAATCAGCCGGAAAAGATGAAGAAACACAGCAGAAAATTACTGCATACGAAACAGAAATTGCAGACCTTAAGAAAGAGAATGCAGAACTGAAAACAGAAAATGCATTGAAATTTGCGTTGGTTGCAGCCGGTGCGGTTGATGTTGATTATCTTGTATTCAAGGCAAAGGAAAAGGTGAAATCAAACTTGGGGATGATGGAAAAATCAAAGGTGAAGATGATCTGATTTCAGGTCTTAAAACACAGCATCCTACCATGTTTGAAGCATCCAACAGCAATCAGCGGCAGAATGGTAACAGAAGGGTTCTTGAAAACAACCTGCCGGGTGGGGATAAAGACAAGACAGTTACCAAACGAAAGAATGAAACGATAAAATCGATTCTGTGCTAAAAATACGATGTCTAGACATTGCGTTTTGCCTTCACTTTTCTCAAAAAGGCAAAAAAATAGAACGTATAGTTTTCATACGCTCTATCTTATATTCCATATTAAATTTTCAAATTCTACAAACTTGAAGTTCCTCACTTTTTCATCTTCGGAGCAATAAGCAGCACTACTGTCACAAGAAAATATACACCATACAGTAACCAAGTAATTGTATTGTTCCAAGGGAAACTCTTTTCTGGATGGTTCAATGCAAACATTATAAATACAATAGCTATAATTAACATTATCACACCGATAATCCTTGATATACTCTTTTTCATGAAAAGCACCTCATCATCAAATTTGAATTTTCTTATGCTCCTGTTCTATTTTACAACCACAGTGTGGACAATATTCTTCACTATTTATAGGTACAACCCTTAATGATTTGCCACAGAATGGACATTGATTTTTGATTACAATTATGATTAACCTATTATAAGTTATGCCACTTCAATTTTTGCAAATATCATTCAATCTGCAATACATGAAATTAAAATAACTATTCCTAAAAATGCAGGTACTCTTGCAAATTGTTCTAAATAATTTGAATGAATTCAATATTATGCTTTTTTCTCCTTAAATGGCTTCAGAAAGATCACCCATCCAAAGATCAGCAGATTCATTACCAGTGCCACAGGAATATCTCCCCAGTGGATTTGCTGATTCTGAAGTACATCCGCAGAGT